ACTCTTTTTACGCGCAGTCAGTGTTCCACGAAACTGGATTTGTTATAAGGTAACGTTCATGAGCCGACCAACACCGCCCCACCTGAAGCTTTTGGCCGGCACCGACCGAGCCGATAGAGTTTCTATCGTAGAGATAGAGGAAGAACCTATCTTGCAGATTCCTCCGCCGCCGTTGTGGTTGCCTAACTCGCACGCAACGGTTGAGTGGTTGAGGCTTGCACCTATCTTGATCACCAACAAACTTCTAACAGAGGGTTCCCTATCTTCACTTGCACAACTCTGTGCATTGCACGGGAAGATCGTTCAGTTGTATGCAGCCGGTGAAGCCCCAGGCGCGTCGATGCTCGGTACGCTGCGCAACATGCACAACGATTTTGGCTTGACACCTATGTCGCAGGGTAAGGTGAACGGCGGTGTACCGAAGGAACCCGAGAAACCGAAGAACAAATTCACCGGGATAGGGAAGCCGCAGCGATGAACGACGACGTAGAAGACGCAAGCCTTCCATGCGGTGACGGGAATGGTTACTGCGGTTGGTGCGGAACATGCCGCGATCACTACCAACACGAGCGCGACACACGGGAAGACGCAGACCTTGACGACTGACGAACCAAAAGACTTCGTGGCCATCGCTATCGAATATGCCAAGGGTGCGATAGCGGACAAGAAGCGCACGCGGCACTGCCTGGAAATTCAGCAAGCGGCGAAGCGATTCTTGTCCGACCTGAAGCGAGCTGAAGCGAAAGACCCGCCGTTCATCTTCGACGCCTGGCATGCCAACGACCCGTGCCAGTTCATCGAGAACTTGCCGCATGTTGAGGGGCAGTGGGAGACGCCTACCATCGTCATGCATCCGTCGCATGTTTTCTTCGTGGTGCAGTTGTTCGGGTTCCGCAAACCAGACGGCCGGGAGATTGACGGGTGGGGATACTTCCGGCCGCGCCGATATACCTCGGCACTATTTGCAGTTGCGCGAAAAAATGCCAAGTCACTTTTGTCGTCGGGCATTCTGCTGTACTGCGAATCGTGCGAACCGGAACCAGGCGCACAGATTTACAGCGCGGCCACCACGTACGATCAAGCGTCGATCATTTTCAAAGTCGCCAAGCGCATGGTGGAAATGACCCCGGACCTTCGCGAAGAGTACGGGTTTGCCACGTGGGCCAAGGCCATCACGATCTTCGACAAGGGGTCAACCTTCAAACCCATCCATGCGAAGGCCAGTACGCAGGACGGTTTGAACCCATCACATGTTGGCCTGGACGAAATACATGCACACAAAACACCGGACTTGCTCAACGTGCTGCGGTCTGCTGCGGGCGCACGTGGCAACCCGCTGTGGCTGTACACCACGACCGAGGGTTATACCAGCACCGGGCCGTGGGCCGACATCAAGTCGTTTGCTTTGCGCCTGCTGGCTGGTGTGTTTGGCGATACTGCTGATCACTTCTTGGTGGTGTTCTACAAGATCGACGACGAAAACAAGACGTTAAAAATCAAGGCGGACAAACCCCTTGACGCCGACGTGTGGATCAAGGCCAACCCGTTGATGGACGTCAACCCGCACCTCAAGGAAGAGATCCGAAAGGAGGGGGTCGAAGCAAGACACATGCCAAGCAAGATGGCCGAGTTTCTAATCAAGCGATGCAACCGCGCGGCGTCGGGCGCGTCGGGGTGGATCGACCTGAACAAGTGGGGTAAGTGCGGCGGTGCTGTCGACCTGACCTGGCTGGAACAACACCCATGCTACGGCGGCCTTGACCTGGCATCCACGGGTGACCTGTGTTCGTTCCGCCTGGTGTGGTTCGTGGAAGGGGTGATCTACACGTATGCCTGGCGGTGGGTGCCTGACAGCGCGGTGGCACAGCGCACCGAGACGGGTACTGTGTTGTACACCGGTTGGGTTGAGTCGGGCTACCTGCTACAAACCGAAGGCGACGTCACCGATTATCTGGTGATCGAAGCGTGTATTGACGCGCAGTTCGCCCGCTTCGACATCCAGAACGTGGCGTTCGACAAGTGGAACGCCATCGATCTGACCAACCGTTTGGTGGCGAAAGGCTACCCGATGGTTGAGTTTATCCAAGGTCCGAAGTCGTATCACCCGGCAATGCAGGCACTTGAAATCGCCTATATCTCGGGGCGTCTGGCGCACGGTGGCGACCCAGTGCTAAACTGGTGCGCATCGAACATTGTCGCGCGCAGGGATGTCAACTTGAACATGGCACCCGACAAGCAAAAGAGCCCCGACAAGATCGATGACATGTCGGCGTTGCTGATGGCCATCGGCGTGATGATCACGGATACGGACCAAACTGTGTCCTTTGGGGAACTCTTAATCGCATGAAATCACTAAAGAAACCTGGCCGTGTGAAAGCCGCGTTACTGGATTGGCTGGGTGTTCCCATCGATTTGATGACCGAAGATTTCTGGAAGTTGTTCGGAAACAACAACGTTGCCGGCCAGGTCGTCAATGAGAAGACCGTGATGCAGCTATCGGCCGTGTGGTCCTGCGTACGGTTGATCGCCGAAACAATCTCGACGCTCCCCCTTCAGATCTACGAACGCACCGCAGACGGGCGCAAGACCGCCAGCTACCACCCGCTGTACGACATCATCCACACCCAGCCGAACGCAGACAGCACCGCTACAGTGTTCTGGGAAGCCATGATCGTGGCCATGCTGATGGGCGGTAACGGTGTTGCCGAACCGAAGTACATCGGCCCGAAGCTGATCGCGCTGAACTTCCTTGACCCGCGCCGGCTGTCGTGCAGTAAGGTCAACGGCAAACGCCAGTGGCGGTACACGCTATCGAACGGCACGCAGCGCACGCTGACTGACGCTGAAGTGTTCCGCATCCCAGGCTTCACCATGGACGGCGATTGGGGTGTGTCGTCAGTGGTGTACGGGTCCGGCGTGTTCGGCTCGGCCTTGGCCGCAGCCAACGCATCAAACAGCACGTTTGAAAAAGGGATGATGCCAACAGTGGCGTTCACCCTGCCAGGCAAGTTGAACGCCAAGGACCGCGACGATTTCCGCGATATGGTTAAGCGCATCAGCGGCGCGCTTAACGCAGGCGAATCGCCGGTACTTGAAAACGGCATGACAGGTTCGCCGCTCGGGATCAACCCGGTGGACGCGCAACTGTTGGAGTCTCGCAACTTCAGCGTTGAAGAGATCTGCCGATGGTTCCGCGTGCCACCTTGGATGGTTGGTCACACGTCGAACACCACGAGCTTCGGCACCGGGATTGAACAGCAGATGATTGCGTTTCTGACGTTCACACTGCGCCCGTGGCTAACCCGCATAGAACAAGCGATCAACATGAATCTGTTGACGCCATCTGACCGGAAGAAGTTCTACGCAGAGTTTAGCGTAGAAGGGTTGTTGCGCGCAGACAGTGCGGGTCGCGCGGCGTTCTATAAAATCATGACGGATGGCGGCATGCAGACACGCGACGAAGTGCGCGCTAAAGAGAACCTGCCGCCTATGGGTGGGAACGCTGCGGTGCTTACTGTAAACTCTGCAACACTTCCACTCGATAAGGTTGGCACCGTGCCTGCCACCCAACCACCACAGGTGCCACCACAATGAAACGTAAAGGTATGCCGAAAGCGTTCAACAAGAAGCTGAGCGCTGACGTGCGCTTCGACGTTTCTGAAGGCGCGTTGAGCAAATGGGATTCCAGTATCAAAGCGCTGGCGCCTGCCGGTGAGAACATCATTGAAGTGTTCGAAGTTATCGGCCTGGACTACTGGACTGGCGACGGCGTTACAGCCAAGGGTGTATCGGCCAAGCTGCGCGAGTTCCGGGGCGAAGACGTCACGGTAAACATCAACTCGCCAGGTGGCGACATGTTCGAAGGGCTGGCCATCTACAACGTGCTGCGCGAATACCCTGGTGACGTCAACGTCAAGATCCTCGGCATGGCAGCGTCGGCAGCGTCCATTATCGCGCTGGCGGGCGATCACATTGAAATCGGCGCGTCAGCCTTCTACATGATCCACAACGCCTGGATCATGGTCGCAGCCAACCGCAACGGCCTGCGCGAATACGCCGACTACCTTGAACCGTTTGACAACGCGATGGCAGATATTTACGCTGCGCGCACCGGGTCTTCGAAGGAAGACATGCTTGCGATCATGGACGCCGAAAGCTGGATCAACGGTAAGGACGCAATCGAACAAGGGCTTGCCGACGCGCTGCTAGCGTCTGACGAAGTTTTGCACGATACTACCGATAGTTCGTCGGCCGCCGCGAAGCTTGACCGCGCCTTGGCGCAATCTGGTATGCCGCGAAGCGAACGACGCAAGTTGCTGCAACAAGTTAAAAACAGTACGCCTAGCGCTACTGAGAAAGAAGAAGACATGCCCAGCGCTGTCAGTGAAGAACTTTTAAACCTTTCCTTTCAGCTACGGGATATTTTCAAATGAGCCAGATCGAAGATCTCAGCAAAGAAATCAAAGCCAGCCTGGAAGCGGTAAACGTCCAGCTGCGCGGCCACGCCGAAGACACCAAAAAGGTTGTCGAAGCAAACACCGCTTTGTCCACCCAGACGAAGGCCGACGTCGACAAGCTGTTGCTCGAAAGCGCGCAACTGCGTACCGACCTTAAGGCTGCCGAACAGCTGATCGTGAAACTCGACAGCGGTGAAGGTAAGACCGTCAAGTCTGAATCGCTCGGCGAACTGTTCGTCAACTCCGACGGCTTCGCAGAATTCGCCGTTGCAGCGTCCCGCACCAGTGCGAAGATGGCGCACAACATGTCGGTCAAGATGGCAATCACCAGCCTTCCAGGTTCGGCCGGTGTGAACATTGAGCCGCAGCGTGTTGGCATGGTTCAGCCGCTGGTGCAACGCCTGTTCCTGCGCGACCTGTTGTCTGCCGGCCGCACCACGTCGAACAGCATCGAGTTCGTGCGTGAGTCCGGTTTCACCAACAACGCTAACGTGGTGTCGGAAAACCCAGCCAACCCGAAACCACAGTCCGACATTACGTTCGAACTCGACTCGGCGCCGGTTGCGACTATCGCCCACTGGATCATCGCGTCCAAGCAAGTGTTGGCCGACGTTGCCATGCTGCAAAGCTACATCGACGGTCGTCTTCGCTACGGTCTGAAACTCAAGGAAGAAACCCAGCTGCTGAAAGGTTCGGGCGTTGGCCTGAACATCAACGGTATCTGGACCCAGGCGTCGGCGTACCTGAACCCAGGCGTCACGGTGCAGAACGAAACCAGCATCGACCGCCTGCGCATCGCGATGTTGCAAGTGGTGCTGGCCGAGCTGGACCCGGACGGTATCGTTCTGTCGCCGATTGACTGGACGTCTATCGAGCTGCTGAAGAACACCCAGGACAACTACCTGTTCACCCAACCACAGGGCGTGGCCAGACCTACCCTGTGGGGCCTGCCGGTAGTTGCTACACAGTCCATGGACCAGGGCGATTTTTTGGTGGGTTCGTTCCAGCAAGGCGCGCAGATCTGGGATCGTGAAGACGCGAACGTTTCGGTCAGCACTGAGGACCGCGATAACTTCGTCAAGAACATGGTAACGATCCTGGCTGAAGAGCGTGTAGCCTTGACCGTCTACCGTCCTGAAGCCTTCGTGCGCGGCGACTTGGTAGTCGTTTCGTAAGTCTGGTGTGATGTAACGAAATGCCCCGGTTCGCTGGGGCATTTTACCTTTTACCTTTCGAGTAATTAATTATGCCTACCGCAACAGCACTGCGCAGCTTCGACCATAACGGCCCTGTACGTAAGGGCGACACCGTGACGTATGACGCAATCACCATCAAGGCGTTGCAGCGTTCGGGTCTGGTCAGCAAGGAAACCGGCGAAGACCCAAAGCCGGAACCCGTGACCAAATCGGAAGCCCCGCCCAAGCCTGGCAAGAAGTCTGCTGCATTGCCAGCGGCCCCAGCCTTACCGCCGACGATTGCACCGCCGTCGCTGCCTGGCGATCTACCGCCCCCGCCACCCGTAAAGTAATCGTAGTCAACACCAGCTTCAGGCTGGCGCCGTGGGCCGACGCGCTGTACGCCATGGATACCCCGTGGTGGCAGCAGTACGACAGGGAAGTCAGCGCGACGTTCCGGGGCGAGCGTGTGCGCGGCGCAGGATCGTCACCGTCTCGCCTTGCCCACCGCGCCATGTTCGGTGCGGGATGCTTGAACAGCGGTGCCGGGGCACTTTTAATGGCCGCGCATAAAGGTGCCAAGTTAATCGTCATGCTCGGGTACGACTGTTCGACCGGTGCCGGTGGCACCAAGCATTGGCACGCTGACCACCCGAAAGGGTTGGGCAACGCCGGGATGCTCGCCAAGTGGCCAGCGCAATTCAGTAAGGTCGCCGCGCAACTGAACGGAAAGGTGCGGATCGTCAACGCTTCACGGTCAACAGCGCTTGAATGTTTCCAGCGAATATCGTTTGACGATTTCATAAGTAATGGTTAAGGTTGGGGCACGTCAATGCTCCCTGTACAACCAACGCCAGTGACGTGGAAGCATGGCAAGTCTGCAGAAGTTTGCCCGCCACCAGCCCGCACACGCGGCACGAACCCTCACTTAAACCCTGCTTCGGCGGGGTTCTTTTTATCCGGTGGTTGAATGCTAAACGTTAATTCAATGCGCGGGCTCGGCGACAACATCTATCAACGCGCGTTTGTCAAAGCGCTGAACGGCATCGTCTACATCGACACGCCATGGCCCGAGCTGTATCGCGACCTGTCAAACATCCACTTCGTTCGACCCGATACCAAGCTGCGCACCCAATCGAAGAACATCGCAAAGCAGGCAGCGTGGCAAACACGGCCGCGCCAAGGTCAGGCGCTGACCATCCGCTACGGAACTGAAGGAATCATTCGCGGCATGTCCGCTGCGTTCCGTGTGCGTCCGCAGGCGTTCGACCTACCAGACTTCGGCCCGTCACCTATAGCTGGCAAGTACGTCGTCGTGCGGCCCGTCACGGTGCGTGCTGAGTGGCGCGCTGACACTCGCAACCCTTTGCCCGAATACATCGCACACGCGGCGCAGGCGGCCCGTGATCGCGGTTACACGGTCGTGTCCGTTGCGGATCTTGAAGACGGTAAGGAATGGTTGGTCGACAAAGTATTAAATTCATTCGCCGATATTGAGTATCATCGCGGTGAACTGGATGTGTCGCAGTTGATGGCATTGATCCAAGGAGCGTCGGCGGTGATCGGCGGTATTGGCTGGATCGTTCCAGCGTGCCTGGCTGCCAAGGTTCCAGCGTGGGTGGTGTGTGGCGGGCAGGGTGGGTACAACTCCCCCGAACTGATCTGCCCACCAGGCTCGACCGTTTCATTTTCCGTGCCTGACACCTTCTGTCGGTGCACACTCAAAGAACACAACTGCGACAAAAGGATCACCAACCATGCAGCAAACTTTACTCGCTGGGCTAACCAACACCTTGCTGTGGTCTGAAGAACTCGGTCAGGGCTGGCACACCGCCCCGGCAATGAGCTACGACGGTCAGTACTTCGCGCATTACCAGGGGCTCGACAACTCGCCCATGGGGGCTGCCCTGACCCGCGCCCGCCTGGAACTGGTCGGCAAGTATGTTGCACCAAACACTGTGTTGGATATCGGTATCGGCGGTGGGCGGTTCGTGCAGGAATCTGGCGGCTATGGGTACGACGTTTCGGTTGATGCCATCCAGTGGTTGCGCGAATCGCGGCGCCATCTTGACCCGTACCTACCTGGCGTAATCATCAACGCCGTTTGTTGCTGGGATAGCCTTGAGCATATCCCCAACCCCGAGCTGCTGCTGTCGCGCGTTCAGCGCTGGCTGTTCGTATCCATGCCGATCTATACTGGTCTGGCGGATGTGTTGGCGAGCAAGCACTACAAGCCCGGTGAACATCTGCATTACTGGACGTTCGATGGTTTCGTTAAGTGGTGCGCCCGTCAGGGGTTTGAACTGATGGAAGTCAACCACGCCGAGACCGAACTTGGTCGCGAAGGCATCACGTCGTTCGCATTCAAACGGGTTGACTGATGTCCTACGTAACGCTTGACGAAGCCAAGGCGCACCTGTTGGTCATTCACGACAGCGACGATACGTTGATTCAACAGAACATCGACGCCGCCGAGTCGTACGCCGCGAACGTAATGAACCGTCCGCGCATCGAAGACAACCCGCACTGCACCTGGCTGCGCAACCAAGACCCGACCGTTACGTCCAGCGAGACGCCAGACCCTGTGCCGCGTGCTGTGGTGCAGGCCATCCTGCTGCTCGTTGGCGACTACTACGAGAACCGCACCGCACTCATTGTCGGGACCATCGTCAGCGCTAACCCCGCTGTCGAGAACTTGCTATGGCCGCATCGCATCGGGCTGGGGATCTAAGCCATGTTCGGAACTAACCCCGGCAAATACCGCCACCGTGTGGCCATCGAAGAGCAGATAGAAACGCGCGACGATATGGGCGGCGTGGTAGTCACGTGGTCGACGTGGGCTGTGGATGTGCCCGCCGAGGTTCTGACGGGGCCAGGACGGGACGCCATCGCCGCCAACGAGCAGCAGGCCGAGATTGCCGCACGCATCAACCTACGGTATCTGCCAGGGCTCACAGGCAAGATGCGCATTGTGTGGGATGGTCGCCTGTTCAACATCGTTGGTGAGCCAGACCTGGACCCCACTGCGCGGCGTGAATGGCGCTGCAAATGCACAGCGGGTATTGGCGATGGCCGATAGCGTAGAGTTCAGCATTATCGGATTGGATGCGCTTTCCGAAAAGTTGAAGGCTGTCAGCGGCACGGTCAAACAAAAGCGCGGTCGTGCCGCACTACGCAAAGCTGGCATGATTATAGTGAAGGCTGCGGCGGTTAAGGTCGAACAGGAAGACGACCCGGAAACCAAACGTAGTATCGCGAAGAACGTTGCCATCCAATGGAACAACAGGCGGTACAGGGCGACTGGCGACTTGGCGTTTCGCATCGGTGTGCGCGGTGGTGCGGTGATACCAAAAGGTGAGGCGATACCGGACGGCGTTAAAGCTGCTACGCCACACTGGCGGTTCATTGAGTTCGGTACGAAGACTTCAATCGCTAAACCATTCTTGCGGCCGGCAATGGCTGACAACATCGACGCTGCAACCAACGCGTTCGTCACTGGTCTGGAAGCGGCCATTGGCCGAGCCATCCGCACAGGTAAAACAGAATGATGTTCGCCCCGATCTACACCACGTGCCAGACCGACGACGTTGTACTGGGCTTACTCGGCAACAGTGAAGGCGACTTGCGGCTGTACCCGTTTGGTCTGGCGCCAAAGGATGCTGCGTTGCCGTACGTAACCTGGCAGAACATCGGCGGGGATCCGGCCAACTACCTTGCAGACAACCCTGATGCTGATAGCTTCAGCCTTCAGGTGAACGTGTGGGGGCGTACAACTGGCGAAGTGATCGCGGTTACGCAGGCAATACGGGACGCCATTCAGGAAGTGTGCTATGTGGTCCGTTGGGGGAATCAGCACAGGGATGCGCAATCACTTGCGTTCGGGTATGATTTCGACGTTGATTGGCTAACTTACCGCTAGAGGAATACGCGCATGTCTATTTTTGCACAGGGGTCTGAACTCTACTTCGTCGACCCCGACACGAACACCGTAACGAAAGTTGAGTGCCCAACCGGTTTCACGCCTGGCGGTGCACCGGCCGATCAACTGGAAGATACCTGCATTGACGCAACCACGAAGACCTACAAGAAGGGTCTACGCACGCCGGGTTCTGCCACCATTAACTTGCTGGCCGATCCGAAGTACGCTTCGCACGTTCGCCTGTACGAACTGTACGCAGTGGACTCTGACGAAAATACCGACATTCAATGGGCTATCGGCTTCTCTGATGGCAAGGGCATCGCCCCAACCGTCGACAGCGAAGGTCAGTTCGTGTTCCCAACCACGCGCACGTGGCTACCGTTCGAAGGTTACATTTCGGACTTCCCGTTTGACTTCCAAACCAACACCCTTGTCAGCACGGCTATGACCGTACAGCGCTCGGGCCTTTCGCCGTGGATTCCTAAGGTAGTCGTATCGTGAAATTAAGCATCGCCACCCTGACCGAAAAGAAAGCCTTCTCCGCCAAACCTGTCGAAGTCACATTCGAATGGAAGGGGGAGACGATCACCACCTACGTGCGCCAGTTGTCGTACCAGACCGCCGTAGGTGACATCCGTTCGCATAATGGCGGTGACATTTACGCCAATCGTATTGCGGCCAGTATCTGCGACGAAGACGGCAAGCCAGTCTTTACCGTTGCCGACATTACCGGCGAAGCCGACGAAGAGCGCGGCGGCCTGGACCCGGACCTGACAAGCCTGCTGCTGATTGAAATCGGCAAGGTACAGAACCTGGGAAAAGCGAAGAGCTAGAGCTTGTAGACGAAATATGGTGCGAGCTTGTAATGAACGGGATCGGCGGCCGCACCATTGCCGAAGCTCAAGAAACAATGTCGATCAACGAGTTTATTGTCTGGCAGAAGTTCAGGAACAAGCGCGGTTCGCTGCACCTTGGCATGCGCGTTGAGGAACAGCTTGCGAAGTTCCAGGCGATGTGGGCCAACACCAAAACCGGCAAAGACGCAGCACTGTTGTACAAGGAAGACTTCGCCCCGCACCTTGATCCGCGTATCATCACCGCTGAAGAACTGGCCAGATCGATGGGAGCAATATAAATGGCATCGAGTCTAGGTACTCTTACGTTGGACCTAGTCGCTCGAATCGGTGGTTTCACCGGGCCGCTCGACAAAGCCGATCAATCAATGAAGAAGTTCGCCGCCAACGCCGGTAAGGTTGGCGGCATCATTGGTGCTGGACTGGCGACCGCGATTACAGGAACTACTGTCGCGCTGGCCGCTATGGTCACGAAGCAGTTGGAAGTGATCGGCGACCAAGACGACCTTGCGCACCGCTTGCGTACCACAGTCGAAAGCATCGGCACTCTAACGCGCGCTGGCGAGCTATCAGGCATTGGCCTTGATCAGTTGACCAGCGGCGCGCAGAAGCTTGACCTTGCCCTCGGCAAAGCGGCACAGGGCAGCAAGGCGCAGGTCGAAGCGTTCGACCGCCTGGGTCTGAGTTACAAGGAAGTTGCCGAGCTGCCGGTAGACCAACGCATTTCTGCGATCAACCAGGCGTTGGCTGATAACGTCCCGGCGTACGAGCGCGCAGCAGTGGCGGCCACCCTGTTCGGTGGTAAGAATGCCGCAGCCTTCCAACAGCTTGACCCTGAAACGATTGCCGAAGCGAACCGCCAGATTACCGTGTTCGGCGTGAAGCTGTCGGATATTGAGTCGTCAAAGGTCGAAGCAGCCGGGGACGCAATCAGTATCTTCGGGCTCGCAGTCGATGGCGTGGCCAAGCAGCTGACGGTTGAGCTTTCCCCGCTGCTGACGCAACTGTCCAAGGACTTCCTCGACTCGGCCGAAGCTGCGGGTGGGCTCGGCACCACCGTACAGAAGACAACCCGTCAGACGCTGGAAGGCATCGCTTTCGTTGCCGACGCTGGCGATGGGGTTGGCCGCGTATTCAAACTGATATCGGCGGAACTTGACGGGCTGGTTGCAAGTGCTGCCGGCAGTATTACAGCTGCTATGTTTCAAGTTGCCACCGGATTGAACAAGCTTGGTGCCGGGATCGACACCACGTTCCTTGAAGCGAACTTCAACAAGCTATCGGCACAGGCTGTCGACGCCACCGAACGCATGCGCAAGGCAGCCGAAGAGCCGCTTGCTGGCACTGCATTCCTTGAGTACTACGACAAGGCACAAAAGGCTGCCAACAATGCTGCTGGCGCCACCGAAGAGGAACGCGCGAAAGCTCGCCTAACAGCAGAACAATATGCGGCTTTGGTGAAGGCTCGGGAGGCTGCTGCCAAGGCTGCTGCGGCATCGGCCAAGAAGATCGAAGAGGCGTTCAAGGGTTCGGAAACGGACTACATGCGCCAGATCGAACTGATCAACACCAGCGTCGACGCGCAGAAGAACGCCACGGAAGTCGCTAAGCTCGGCTTCGAAATCCAGTCAGGCAAGTTGGTTGGCATTAACGAGCTGCAACAGCAACGATTGATGGGCCTGGCCACCGAACTTGACCGCCTGGAGAAACTGAAGAAAGCTAACGAAGACAACGCGAAGGCTGCAGCATTCGGCGCTAATCTCGACAGCACCAACCAGACCGTAAAGCAAGGCTTCGAAATGGAGCTTGCGGGGTCCGGCACTGGCGATAAGCTGAAGGAACGTTTGAAGCAAGACCTTGCGATTCAGCAGGACTACAACAAGCAGGTCGCCGATCTTCAGAAGCAACTTAACGGCGGTGATATCACGAAGGAGCTGTACGACCAAGAAACGGCCATGCTTGAAGAAGCGTTGGCCGAACGCATGGTGCTTCAGCAGGACTATTACAACCAGCTGGACGAAGCGCAAAACAACTGGTTGGACGGTGTGTCGTCCGCTTGGGAGAACTACCGCGACACCGCGACCGATTACCAGCAGCAGGCGGCCGACGCTACGAGTTCAATCCTCGGCGATACGACATCCTCTGTCGCAGAAAGTATCGACGGCCTTGTGCGCGAAACAATGACAGTCGGCGAAGCAACTAGAAATGTTGTGCGCGGCATAGCCAACAGTGTGATCAGCGCCATTGAGCAAATGGCGGCCCAATGGTTGGTGTACCAGGCTGTGCAGCTTGTCACCGGCAAGGCCGCTGCGGCTAGCGCTGGCGTGCAGCTTGTAGCCAACGCCCAAGCCACGGCCTTCCAAGCGTCACTGGCGGCGTTCGCGTCAACGGCAGCTATCCCAATCGTTGGCCCCGTCCTGGCACCCGCAGCCGCCGCAGCCGCCGCGTCCTTTGCTGCACCGTTGGTGGCAGGTGTCGCGTCTACAGCGCTGGCAGGTATGGCGCACGATGGTATTGACGCGGTGCCCGAAACCGGTACGTGGTTGTTGCAGAAAGGCGAGCGCGTGACAACCGCCGAGACATCCGCCAAACTCGACAACACGTTGAACGATATCCGCACCAATCCGGCCAATGGCCGCAGCGGCAATACCACTGTCAACATGATTGAAGATGCTTCGAAAGCTGGCCAGACACGCACCAGGCTGGACGCTGACGGTATACAGGAAGTGATTGATGTTTGGGTTGCAAAACTTTATTCGGATGACGACGTGATGGAAGCTCTGAACCGTAAGACAGGTTTGCAGGCGGTTGGTCGCTGATGGCCATTCCAGTTTACCCAGCAGGGTTACCACTACCGTTGCGCGATGGCTACGGCCTTGAGGCTGTGAACGGAATCCGTAGCACGGCAATGGACTCAGGTCGGTCGCGGCAACGCATGGAGTTCACACGCCGGCCTTCTGAGATAACCTTGAAATGGATCTTCAACGCACCGCAGGCAAGTTTATTTCAGGCATGGGCTGAGCAGGTGGTGGGCGCTGGCTGGTTCGTTATGCGGCTGGTCACACCGCTCGGTTGGGACGCACGGCAAATTCGCTTTAAAGCTACACCGAAGGGTGGCGAATTACTCGGGCGATATAGTTGGGGATTTAGCGCAACATGCGAAGTACAGTGGACGCCTTTACTGCCGCCTGGATGGGCTGAAATTTTGCCGGATTATATTTTGCACGCTGACATCTTTGATTACGCAATGAACCGTGAATGGCCTTTAGCGATACCGGCACCCGGTTTGCTGACCGAAGACGGCACCGAGTTGCTGACCGAAGACGGCGAAATTATTACCTTGGAGAATTACTAATGCCTAGCGTTTCAGAGCTACCCGTCGCGCAGATCGCATCGGACACGGACCTATACCTTGTTGCGCAGTCCGCGCAGAGCCGTAAACAAACGCTCGCGCAGTTCAAACTTGCAGTGCTTGGGGACAACGTCTTATCGCTCGCAGGGTTGACACTTAGCGCCAACAAGGGTCTATACGCTACCGGTGTAGGCGCGCTCGCTACATATGATCTGTCAACGCTTGGCCGAACCTTAGGTGGGATCGCCAACGCGGCAGCGGGACGAGCGGCACTCGGCGCGATGGCTCTGACGGATACCGGCGCATACGCTGGCAGTGCCGCCAGTCTAACCACGTCTCGCAGTATTTCTGCAACAGGCGATGCGACGTGGACCGTTAACTTCAACGGCACAGCCAGCGCGACAGCCGCCATCACACTGGCCGCGACCGGTGTAAGCGCTGGCACCTATGGCAGTGTCACGGTAAACACGAAGGGTCTTGTTACAGCAGCTACTGTCGCGACCCCGATTACGAACGGCGGCACAGGCGCTACATCCGCGACGGCAGCGGGGACAAACCTTGGTACGTCCGTCGTAGGCACCAATACCGATCAGCTCGCGAAGTCCTCGATGATTCAAAACGAGCTCGCCAACAAGCGAGCTTGGACTTCATTCACACCGACAATCACATCGGGCTCTGGCACTTATACAAGCGCTGTGGCTACCGGCACCTACATGGTGATGTTCGGTATTTGCTTTGTGCGCATGCAGCTTACCGTAACGACTAAAGGGACCGGCGCGAACCCTTCACTGTCACTCCCATTCGCAGCCTTGGCGGGGCACGCGAACGACCTGTTCACGGCGCGCGAAGTTGTGGTAACTGGAACCGGAGGCAACGCGCGGGTAAATGGCGCGCTTACAGGCGTGTCTATCAGCGCGTATAACGTGACCGATCTTATCACCGCTGACGGCTGCACTGTCGTCGTTACCGGCTCTTACCCAATTGCATAAGGCGCTTTGATAATGAATACCTACGATACGAGCATGTACCCGCTAGGGTCTACTGACCCCAAGGTTCTGTTTAACAACGCTTCAAACCTTGATGACGGCGCGCTTAACGACCGCACAGTCACAACATGGATTGACCGTTTCGGGGCTATCCGAAAATCGTGGTGGGGGTTCGAGACGGACTTCGCAAACTTCCTACTGGCCAGTGGTTACGAGTTCATCGGCGACTACGATGCTGTTGGCGAACTCACATTCACTCGCCCTAATCAAATCATGTCGAAGGACGGGGAATACTGGCGGCCGTCGCCGTCGCTGGTCCTGCCGTACACCACGGTAAACAACTGGGCGACTGATCAACCTAAGTTCGTTGCAACAGGTGACGCAACATTACGTCAGGCCTTGGCCTTAGCGCCAGGCGCCGGTATGGTCGGGTTCGACCGTGCACAAGTATACCCGCCAGCAACCGTGGGTTATGAGCTGCTGCGGTCATTACCAGCGTTCGTTAGTGCACGCTCGTTCGGGTTCACCGGCTCAGGCACCAATGCTGACACGCTGAAGTTGCAAGACGCTATCGATTCAGGCTGGCCGATTGACTTAGGTGCCGGTACTTTCGAAGTGACCTTGGCGCAGAATATCAACCTTGAAGGCGGCGCGAGCGTATGCGCCTTGGTCATAAAGTCGGGTATGGTCATCAAAGGCGCTGGCAAGGGTCGTACCATCCTTAAACTGAAGGACAACGAGTCGACCGACGCCAGCCCTAAGTACTTCAATATTTTCTCTGGTAACACTGTAATCAGTGACGCGCACTTCAGCGATTTTACGATTGACGTAAATGGCGCTAACAACAAGATCAGCCCGAACCGTGGGTCCGGCGTTTACAACCCATTCAACTGCGCTGGGATCTTCGTGTCTGGCCGTGTGGCTACCGTTGGCGTCGACGCCCGCATGCTGAACTGTTCGATTATGGGGATCGCGGTGAACAACTCACCGGGCGTGACGTGCATTGCAACTGGCCAGCAGGAAGGTCCAGCGGTAATGAGCGATAACGTAAAAATCATGTTCTGCGACTTCTATAACAACGGCATCGATAGCAGCGATCACTCTTCTGTTTACATGTGGGGTAATAAAATCTGGGTTGAGTACTGCAACTTCGATCACCCAACCCCATCGACTGGTGTTGCGGGCCCTGTCGTAGCCGCAGAGCTACACGGCTCATCTAACTTCTTCCGTAACAATAACGTTAACCACTACTGCCAGATGGTATGGATTTCGGGTAACCAAACCGGCCCTTCTATTAGCATGCACGTATGCGATAACAACGGGCGCGTTACCTGGGTAGGTGCTGGCTTGTACAGCCTCGGCACGATTGCGCTCGGTCTTCGCGATGTAGTGATTCATGACAACACGATTGAAATTCTTGCGGGCGCTATCACAAACCCTGGAATGACTTTCCCTAAAACAGGTCTTCTGCTCAGCGTAGAGGACGGGCAGGCTGATCGCGTTTCGGCGGAAGGTAACGTCATCAAGTGTAGCGATGCGGTGTCGAACATCGGCATTTATGTCGGCGCGGGGACCGGCGCGTTCATGCAGGACACTGACGTTAAAGGAAACATGGTGTCAGGCTTCAGTCGTGGCATTGCTGTCGGCCTTGGCGCTGTTGGTATCTGCTTCGATACCATGATTTCGGATAACAACATCTGCAACCTGACACCATCGACTGCGGTGGGTCTGCCGGATGGCATTCACGTAACTGGTGCGCATGGCGCGATGTCAATCAAAAACAACAAGGTGGGCGGCACGACGATCAATCGCGGCGTGTTCGTTGGTAGCTTCGGCGGCCCCGCTACCCTTGATTCGTTGGACATGGACGGAAACGACGTGGCAGCTAATGCGACATCCGCCATCGTGGATAACATGGTTGTATCGGGCCGCCGTCAAGGTCGTCAGGCCTGCACGTTCACGGTATTCCCTCCGACGCAATCATCGTGGAAAATTGGTGACCAAGCTTTCGCAGCGCCGAACCTCATCTTTGAGGCCGGTCCCGCACTGGCTAAATACATTACTGGCAGCCTGCGCCGGATGACGAACGGCACCGGAAACACCTTGGGCACCGACTGGCTGCCAGAACGCACGATGACCGGTAACTAATCGTGAGTGCAATTCTGGCAGAGCTGAACGCGGGGGCTAACTCGGGTACGGATGTGATCATCCGTACCCTTGAGCTGACGTGCGATGGATGGGACTCACCGGTCCTTATCTGCAACGGGTTCGAAGACGTAACGGCAATCACTGAGGACGGCCGTACGCTGTTGTTCGAAGCAGCCAACATCGACATATCACTAGCTGCGAAGAACAACAAAGGGAATCAGACCTTAGCCTTTGCCGTCGACAACACTACGGGGGAAGTATCGCACAAGGTGGACGACGCCACCGAAGCACGCGCCAGGGTCAATGCAACGTACCGCACGTACACGAACGGTAACCTGTCGGCGCCGGCTGAACGTCCGTACTATCTGACCGTGTTGTCTGGTTCGATACAAGGCGTTGAGGCGCAGCTGCAGACTGGTTACTTCAACATGATCGGCGTGGCGTGGCCAAGGGCGTTGTACACTGTCAACTTCACGCCAGGTCTGAGGTACATGCTGTGACGCAATGGGTTAATAGTTACCTTGGATGCGCTTACGAAGACGGTGGGCGCGGACCCGACAAGTTCGACTGCTGGGGGTTGGTCCGTCAGGTCCGCCACGCTGTGCTTGGTAAGCGCCTGCTACCCGAGTACGGCAGTCTGCGCAACACGGACCCACGGGCGTTCACACGGGCGTACCGCGCAGAGTCGTCGCTTATGGAGCTGTGCGCACCGGAACCCGGCGCAATCGCGGCCGTCATGATCGGCGATATCTGCGTACATGTTGCGTTGGTGTTCGATTCCCCTGAAGGTCTGCGCGTGCTGGAAATCAACCCAACACGCGGACCGCGCCAGCTGCTGCTGCACAAATGGCAGCGTGATCACGTAACCTTTACATTCCATCGAGACAAACCATGATCGAAGTGTACGCAAGCCGACTGTCTGATGACGGTAAAGAAGTGCACAAGATCCGTAAACGCCAGACAATCGTTGACTGGCTTTATCGCCACGGGGTTTCGCGCAAGACCGACCTGTCGAGACTGGCAATGAGTTTGTACGTGAACGGCGAGCGCCTGCTACCACGCCAGTGGTTGACGACTGTGATTGGTCCAGCCGATGGCGTAGAAATTTATCGTGAGCCAAAGGGTACTGACCCCTTCTCAATAACATTCGCGTTAGTATTTGGCGCCAAAGCTGTATTGGCGGCCCTGATGCCTAAGATTCCAGGCATCGATAGCAGCAGTTCGCAGCAAGGTAAGGCGCTAGACCAGGCAACCAGCAAAGGGAACAAGGTTAAGACCAACGACGTTATCCCCGAACTGTTCGGCTACAACCCGCAGCGATATCCAGATCTGTTGATGCCGTACCGTTCGTACTACGCCGCCCCGCGCGAGCCGCGTACGGAAATGTGTCTCGGTGTTGGTCAGGGTTATTATCGTATTGACATTGAGGACGTACGGACAGGTGAAACACCATTGTTGACGCTTGGCGCAGATGCAAAGTTCAGCATCTACCCGCCTGGCCAAGACCTGTCCGCAGATACAGCGCATTTTTTCTGGTACACCGCGCCGGAAGTTGGATCAAGTTCGACTGGTGCCGCAGGGCTGGAACTAACTGTAGAAAGCGGACTGACATCAAGCGCTACGGCATCGGTGTTCACGTTCAACGCCGATGTTGTTGGTATACCAGTTGGCGCCGGTATGTTCCCGACTGATTGGGTGGTCGGTACTGTTATAAATGCTGCGGCCCCGTACTTGTACACAATTGCCGACGGTACTGGCTCAGGCGGGCGTGATGTAATAAGCGGGCCAATTGCGCAACATAACTTTATCGTCGGCGACTCAATCCAGATCGTCGGCGACAACCAAGGGTTCTATACCGTGCACGCCGTCAATAGTGGCGCCGGTACAATGGAACTTGATTATGACGGCGGGGCGCCTGGCACGGGGCTTGTAACTGGCAGCGTGACAATGGCCATGTCTTACCGTGGGATGCGTTATCGAGTCCTGGCAGCTAGCGCGCAGGCATTGCAAGTCAAACGTATCAAGGCTGGCGGTACTGACGATAACAGTTGGCCAGGCTGGGATAGTACGTCGTCGAACGTGGCGCAGGTATTGCTTGATAGTTCTAATCTGTCTGGCGGTTACCGTGGGCCGTTCCCAGCTTGCCCGCCTAACCAGCTGGTCACGTGGATTGAAGTAGATATCTTTTACCCAAGCGGTATCGTGTTCCTAGATGCCAACGGTAACTATAATAACTTGACTGCGTATCAATCGTACGAATGGCGTGACATGGCTGTGGGTGGGGCGTGGAACGTCACGGTTATTTCTGCGAATTCGAACAACCTTGATGCGCAGGGTTACACGTACGCAATACAGTTACCATACCCAATGCGACCCGAGGTTCGCATGAAGAAGATCTTCGTCAACCAGGGTAGCGGCGATCCAGACAAAGAGCAGAATGACACCATGATGTGGCAGCGGTTGAAGGGATTGATGATCAACTCTTCGCCGTCTAGTTACGCCGGGTTGACTGTCATGACTTGCGATATTCGCGGCGGCGACCGTATCTCTTCGCAAAGTGAAAGCCTTGTTAACCTAGCATGCACCCGCATGCTGCCAGTACTACGGGCCGGCGCGTGGCAAACGATGCAGGCCACGCGCGAAATATCGGCAGCGGTTGGTCATATCATCCGCAGTGTTGGTTATTCTGACACTGCGGACATTGACCTTGTTGAACTTGAACGCCTTGAGTCGACGCGCTGGACGCCACGCGGTGACACCTACGACATGATTGTCATGAAGGTTGGCACGGTTAAATCGAACCTGTTGGACGCATTGCAGGCTGGGTTTTCTGAACTGACCATTGACCGCGGCCTGTTGGTGCCTGTGCGGGATGAACCGCGCGGCGAAAGCTTCGATCACGTCTACAACCCGCAAGTCATGCTACAACCGCTCAGCTATGAGTTCAGCATGCCCGACCAGCCGGACGACTTCGACGGGGTTGACGTTGAGTATTACGATCACGGCACCCGGCAGAATGAAACGATGCAATGCCGTCTGCCGGGTGATGCCGGCGAACGTGTCGAGAAGCTGAAGCTTGAAGGGGTGTGCGTCGATTATAAAGCCTGGCAGTGGGGTATGCGCCGCCGCCGAGAACACCTGTACCGCACGCGCAACTTCACGTTCAAGACCGAACTGGACGCACTCAACAGCGGGTATGGGGATTACGTCGCGCTCGGCGTGGCCACCCCTGGCTACGGTCAGTCGGCGCTGGTGATGGGATACACGGCAGGCCCACCCCATATCATCGAATCGTCCGAACCATTGGATTGGTCGACGCCAGGCCAGTATAAGGTTGTGCTGCGACGGAAGGACGGCACCGCGTCAGGCCCGTACATCGCGACGATGATTGACGAATACACGTTCAGCATCCCAACCCTGGACTTTGTACCTGATCTGACTGGCACGATCGACACGCCGCCTGTCATTCAGTTTGGTCACGAATCCAAGTGGTGTTTCCCGGCGTTGATCCGCGACGTGTCGCCGCAGGGTACGAAGACGTGCAGCGTGAAGGCCGTCAACTATGACGTTCGGGTGTACGCCGACGACGATAACTACCCGCCATAGGAGCCTAGTGCTATCATCCCCGAAACTCATAGGGGTACGCCATGCGGGAAGAATGCACAGTTATATTCTGGGCGTGGATCTGCGCGCTCGGCGGCGTGATCAACCCGTTCGCCATTGCAGGTGCGCTGATTGGCACATGCTTCTTTCTCGGTAACCCGAAGGCCACATCGCTCGGGCAGAAGGTCTACCTTGGCCTTTTCTCGTGCGGCATGGGGTTCGGTGGCGGTGTTTTCTTCTACCCAGGAGGCCCGCCATGGAACGAAAAGGCTATGGTGGTGTCGGGTGGTATCGCGGCGTTGATTGCTACAGTATTCACGGCAGCTGGTCTGATGGTAGACAGCAAAGGTGGGCTACCGAAATGGGTCAAGGATATTCTCGGTTACGTCCCGTTCGTCAAGCAACGGAGCAATAGCGATGGATCTTGAAACCATTCTGCTGTGGGTACGTTTCGCAATCCACATCGCAACATTCCTTTTCATCTACTGCTACCGACCGAAGGGGGCGCGCCAACGCTGGGGCGTCTCGATGCTGGCAATCGGTCTGGCTGGCAGCTCTATCGGCTTTGCAACCTTCATATTATTCGGCGTGATCAACCCGTCATTCGCCGCACCCCAATGGTTGCATATCCTCGGTTGGGGTTGCGTCTTGGGGCTCGTCGTCAAGGCACGGGGCAATGTCGCAAAAATGCTCCCACAAAGGTCAACCCAATGAGCTACCCACAACAGGCTGTGCAAGATGCGTTCTCGTTACTCCCCGCCAAGATGGACACGCCGGCCGCTCGGGTGATCCACGCTGCAATCGGCTATCAGGAATCGGATGGCTACAACACTCGGCGCCAGTACGGCAACGGTCCTGCTGCGGGTTACTGGCAGTTCGAACGCGGTGGCATCAAGGGTGTGATGTTGCACCAAACCACTATCCGCCTGGCGTCAGATATCTGCGATGCGCGGGGCGTCGACTTCAATAGCGAAGCGATCTGGAACGCGCTGCAAGTTGACGACGTGCTTGCCGCAGCGTTCGCTCGCCTGCTGATGTGGACCGACTCCCAACCACTGCCAGCGCTCGGCGATGTCGAAGGTGCTTGGAAGCTGTACGCCGAACGCTGCTGGCGACCAGGTAAACCACACCACGACAAGTGGGCCATGTCCTACCGCTTCGGCCAGGGTGTGCTGTGATCGCGTTCCTGCAACTGTGGTGGAAGCCTGTCGTGATGGCGCTGGTTCTCGGCTATGCGACCGTGACGGCGTACGGTAAGGGTGGTGCGCACGTGCAGCAGAAGTGGGACGCCGAGTCAGCACAGATTGCAACCGCACTGGCGGCTGCGTTCGAAAAGTCAGCCAATGAAACTGAGGTAATCCGTGCAACGTTCATTGAATACAAGAAAGGCGCCGAAGCTGTCACGGCTGGTCTTGAGCGTGATGTGCTTGCTGGTCGTAAGCGGCTGCGTTTCAAAGCAAGCTGCGTGCCCAACACTGCCAATGCCGGGGGAACTGGTGGCGGAACCGCCGAACTTGATGCCACTGCTCGACAAGATTATTACGCCTTGCGACGTGGCATCGATGAACAGCGCGGGCTGTTGAACCTGTGCCGCGCTGAACTCAAGAAGCGGTCAACGGCTCCAGTCCCATGACCGCGTAATAAACCACAAAAACCTGTACAGCCTGTTTCCGGCTGGAACTCCCCAAAACCTAAAATTTGTAATACGCACAGGGATAGAGTTGTCATCGCGGTCAACATAAAGTGGCGTCGAATTGCGACTTATGACGATGTCGCACTGGCCATCAATTGTTATTTTCTGATTGCGGTTTGTAAACTTCATTGCACGTTACTCACTTCACCCGGCAGCGCGAACATGTCGCCGGTCAACGGATCGACAATGAGACCTGACACCACGCTGATGCAGAACCCCACCCAATACCAACCCGTCGTGTGCGAGTCGAGTTCGACCGTAGGGCCGTTCTCGTACGCCACTTGGTACGTCTGACCGTCAAAGAACCCTGCCGCAGCGTCCAGCTTGATATGAGCAGGAGTCACACCTGTGGCCACGCGCTGGCCGTCTTCGTCGGTGATGGTGTAGCGCGCACCGGACGGCTCAGACGTGACCGCCACGTCTTGCATACGGTCATTCATGATGGTCGAACAGCCAGTCATTGCGAGTACGGCGGCGATTGCGAATAGGCGTTTCATGTCGTGCATTCCTTGAATGGTTGTCGGTACTGACAAAGCCCCAGTTAAGGGGCTTGAGGTGGGCGGGGTTGGTTATTCCCAGCGCTTGCAGTGGTTGGCAATTCGAAGCCAGTACCGTTTGTTGTAGCGGCGGGCGTCGGCTTTGGCTGATTGGTCATTGTCGAGAATGAAGCCCATCAGCGCCTTATGCTCAAACTTGGCCTTAGTGATTGCCTGTGTTCTGGTCATGTCGTCTTGCTCCGTTGTTCGTTCCTGATGTGCAAATCATAATTAACGATTTGAGTTTACGCAAGCCCTAAATCCTTCAACATCGAAAAAGATTCGCGGATGTACAGACCGTAATCGACATCGGTCGGGAACGTATCGGGTAGATCCATCAGCGGAACCGCCCCGGTGCTACCTGCCACAAGGTTGCCGTTAGCCGCGTACCTCAGACCGGTGGTTACGCCGTTGCCGTAGTACCAACGCAGCGCCTTGCCGAGCCACACGCCCGTGCGTTCCTCTACTGCACCGCCTGCCGGGTTGTTGGCGTTCTTCACGGTGAGGAAGCGCTTGATGTCCTGGCAACCCATGATCGTCTGTTCGATGGGCGTGCCGTCGCGCAGGTACGCAATCACCGCATCGTTGCAGATGTCTTTACCAGGCGACTTGCCGGATGGGCTGGCCTTCGGGACCACTCCGCTTTCGCCGTACCAACCCTTCGCCTTGTGCGAGCCGTCAGGCTTGAACGCGATGTAGTTGTTCACGTTGGCGTTATAGATCGCGGTATACTCGGTCGCCTCGGTTTCAAGGCCGGTCTTCTTGTGCCACCAATCAATTGTGCTATCGCGCATGAACTCCAACCCAGCCGGCGTGATAACCACAATACCGTCAGTGTTAGCCGACACGACCCGGATGCCGTTAAGTTCGAACATTTCAATCAACATGAGCAACGCAAGTTGGCCGCTCAAGGTCGTACGAATCATCAGCTCGGGCGCGAACAGGAAGCTGTACCGGCTACCGAGTTTGCCATAGGTGCCGTTGAGTACGATCTTCAGGCCGTCGCTGATCGTCTTCCAATACTTGGCCTGCACCTTGTCGCCTGCCGCTTCGCATTCCTGCTGCATGTGCTTGGCGTGTAGGCGGGTGTCATAGATTTCGCGGAACACTTCAAGGAACGCAGGGCCGGTGCCGGCTGGGTACATGCCCATCAACAGCATAAGCGTCGGGTAATAGCTGTTTACGTCGTGGTCCGTGATCGTCCACTTGCCTGGCACCGATTTAAAGTGGGCCTTCTTTTCCTTACTGTGCAGGCCGCCGATACCGATCCGGTACAGGGACTTCCCGATCTTGATGTCGCGGCCCTTGATTTCATCGCTGAACTGAATGCCGGACTTGATTTCCTTGCCGTCAAGGTTGAACACCTTTTCGTCTTCGCTAACCTTCAGTTCGTCGGGGTTCTTCACGATAAAGCCAACGCGCTGAACCATCGCCAATACGTCTTGCAGCTCGGCCGACACGAACGATAGCCACGGGGGTGCGACGTATTTGAACGCGTGGCCGTGCGGTAGCCAGGTCTTTTGCGGGGCGAACGGTAGCTTGGCCTTGAACACCGCTTCGGCAATCTGCGCATCAGACTTGGACATAACCTGAATGCCGTATTGCTGGCCGACTTCGTGCCGCAGGCGCAGGCGATCCATCACGGCAAACTTCAGGTCGCGCGTGGTGTATAGGTCGTTGCCGCAGTAGGTCGAAACAAGCATGCGGTCTGCGAACGTCAAGTCGGCAGCGTGATCAAATGGCAGATCTTGCAACCGCTTCGAATGCATCCGGCCGCCGTAGATCTTCAGGCTGATCCGCACGCCTGGCGCCACTTCCATGATGTCGATCATGTTCCAGTCAGGTTCGGGTATCTGGAAGTTGCGGTAGAAGTCCCACCACGACACGCCACGCTTGCCGCCACCTGGGAAAATGGCGTCGTTCAGGTTCTTCAGGGTGTTGCAGTCCAGGCCCGTCAGCGCCGCCGCGATCATCGGGTTGTCATAGCCGACGCCGTTGAACATGATCAGACCCGGTACGCTGTCGATGTAGGCGCGCAGGCCGGCAACGTCGAGTGGCTTACCAGGCCATTGCGCAAACTCAACCATTGGCCCGGTTGGCGGGTAGAACTTGCACAGCCAATAGTTGCGCGCGCATTCCGTGTCGCACTCTACCCATTGCGAGATATCGAACGCCGTCTTTTCAATCGGCGGTGCGACGTATTGTCCGGGTAGCGGCAAAGGCTTCAGCATCATCAAACCTCGGGCAGTTCATCGCCATTTGAGTCGTACGCCAGCATGGTGGGAACTGGCACAACCCAAGGCATAGACCTTATGTCTGCGACACGCGCTGTCAAATCGGTAATAGTTGCGAATTCTTCTTCGCTTGTTGGTGCATCTGGCCAGCTGATAACTAAAAGGAACATCGCTCAACCCTCAAAGTAAAAGGCCGCCCAATGCGAGCGGCCCGAGTGTTACAACATAACGTTAGCCAACCTTGACCATGTACCCGTTAGCAAGCAGCACTTCGTCAGTGTGACCCTGTGCGTTCAATGCCTCGCGGGTGTAGCCGGCTGCGGTCGCTTCGGCCGACATCTGATACACAGGCGCGGCCAGTACGGCAGCAACGACGGCATGGTTCGGCAGTACTGGTAGACCCGGCAACGCGGCTGGTGCAACGGCCACTGCTGGGAGCACGGCAGCTACGGCCGGCATACCAGGCAACGCACCGGCAACGCCTGGCAGAGCCATTGGAGCCGGCAGCGTGGCGACCGCAGCAACTGCGGGCATACCCGGCAACGATGGCGCGGCACCGACAGCGGGAAGTCCTGGCAGTGCGCCAGCACCAGCCGGAAGAACCATCGCAGGGGCTTGTGCCAGTAGTTCCGCAGCATCAGGGCCGCTAACGATCACAGGGCCGCTACCACACACTTCAACGATGTCAGGGTTCAGGTACAGGCCAGGCTTGTTGCTTGGTGCGTTGCCTTTCATGCTGCCGATGACACGGATGAAATAGCCACGGGGTGCAAGGTTCGGATCCTTGATTTGGTCTTCAGGGCGGGCACGTCCAACATAGAACACACGCGGTAGATACGAACCGCCGAACTTCAGAACCCAATGGCCGGCGAAGCCTTCCTTCTCGCTGTTCTTCTTGCCGTTCTGGTCAACACCGTCGCCGTCCATCAGCTTCCACGAAAAGTTCGGGTGGGTGCAATTGCCCGCAGCGTCGAAGAAGTTCGGGAACGCAGCCTTGGCTTCAGCCTGCATCTGCGCATAGAACGGCATGAACAGCGGATCGTCTTTAGCGTAGGCCACCGCGAAGAAACCACGGCTTGCCGGTTGACCTGCGTTCGGGCCGGTCTTTACAGTCAGCGGTGCGCCGGTTTGGTTGTCTTTGGTTTGCAGTTCGAACAGGGAACCTTGAACGAAGCGACCAACAGGGGAAGTAAATGCAGTCATTGTGATAGTGCCTTTCTAAGTGAACGTTCGGTAAATGGTACAAGTTTGCGACCGCCTGGCCGCGTCGTTATGAAGCGATCAACCAATGCAGGGTCCATCAGTTGCTTGACCTGTAGCGGTGTCTTGGCGTGCCGTGGTTTGGCGATGTCGACCCCCAGCACATCAGCGAGCGCAAGTATCTGCTGTTCGCCGTCTTCGGTGTAAACCGTCTTCGTGTTGCCATCGCCCATAGTCCAGTGCGGGTTGTGGCCGCCGTTGCGTAGAGCGTAGATAACCTGTTGCTCAAGCCCCGTGACCATCGTCTTCAGTGCCTGTTGTGCAGCCTTCAACCGGCGCAGTGCATCGCCCGCCGCTTCCGGCGTAAGGTCGTGTGGAACAGAACGCGCCGAGATATCCAACGCCACCAGACTTGCACGTTGAGCGGCAGGGCACGCGTGTCTTGCCGAACAATCGTTGCAATGGTCGCCGGCCCGTAATGGCGGGTTGGGAGCAACAACTTCGATTGCAGCGGCTCGCAACTGATTCCATATTGGTCGGAGCATGGCAGCCTTGACCTTCCAATTGCGCACGACACCAGCACTAAAGCTGCGAGGCTGCACGATAACAATATCAACCGCGATGTCTTGTTCACTGTGACCGTCCAGAACGATGACGCCGGTTTGGTGAAGGAAGTCCAGCACGGCAGACACATAGATCGTCAGTTGCGGGTTCTCGAAAGCGTCAACAAACCGGAAGCCGTACTTGTAATCCCACACGGTCAAGGTTCTGGTGACGGGGTTCCATGACCACGCGTCGGGGGTACCACCACACTGTGCGTGGATGTGCGCCGCAAGCAACGTCATTTCCATGTATACCGGGTGACCGCCCGAGCGTTGGCGCAAGTCGTTCAGGTAGAGCTGCGCACCGTCAAGCATGTCGTCGTCGACTTCAACGCGGTTCGGTGCAACGACCCCTTCCGTTACAATGTAACCTTGCCCCATCATGTGGGCCACCCAGTGCCCCGCTATACCTTCTTCGCGCACCGTGTCGTTAACCAGTCCAGGCACTTCCGGGTACAGCGCACACATCTGCGCGTACCCGCGACACCCACCGGTTCCCCAAATCCATGCAGCTGATGGGCGGATGTCGTACATGGTTACGCCCCGAGCGTCAGTTTGAACCACTTGTAGAACGGCTCAACGATATCAGCACGATGCGCCATGAGCGGGAGTTGTGGCGTCTGGGTTTCAGGATCGACCAAGCCGTAATGGGTCAAGCCGCGATTGAGTTCGTCGGTGGCTTTCTGGCCGAACTTGACGACGCACTGCGCAACGAACTGTGCGAACGATGGGTAATCCGTGACTACGATTTCAGCGTCAGGGATCGGCAATACTGGCGGCAGGCTCGGCAACGCTGCTGCACCGGCTGGTAAGGTCGGAAGGGTCGATACAGTTGAAGGCCCTGCAACACTAGCAGTGATGGTGATAGGTGCGGTCGTTGGTAATGGTTGACCGATCAAGGATTTGTTCTGCGCGTTGATCTGATCGACCAAAGTCTTGTCAACACCCTTCTTCAGCTTCCAAGTACCGTTGGCAATCTTCGACTTGCCGGCGCTGTGGATGCGCACATCATACGGGTGGCCAGCGGTGTCCAGTTCTACGGCAGTGTTGGAAGATGCGACGGGCGCGGCAGTTGCACCAGAAGCGTTCGGCGTCAAAGGTGCCAAGGCAGAAGGCACAAGTGGTAGGGCGGGCAAGCCGTTTGGGACGTTGATTGCCGGGTTTGCCAGTTCGGTTGCAGTGAAGTTTTCGTTGTCGGCTTGGTCGATATAGAAGGTGGTGCCAAGGGCGAAGCGTACAGCGTCGTCCAGTTCTTTACGCAGAGCGATTGGGGATTGGGCCAGATCGATGGTCAGTTTCATTTATGTTCTCTTTGGATTAGTGGTTGCAACGGGGAGCGATGCTAATCATAATTTACGAATCGTGCAACCCCACCGGAGATAGAAATATGGAAAAGCATTCAATCAGCGTGAGTCAAACGGTGTACGACCAGATTCGTGGCATGTCGCGCACAGCGATTCTATTGACCGTCACCCATGTAAACGTTGGAGATAGAATCACATTCAGCACATCAGACGAAGGTTCCGCAATTGATCGCTATATAAGCCACATCGAAGCTGTCGATGCCGAACGAGCGTTGGTGTGTTTCGTTTGGCAGCTGCGTGACGCAACAAAGGCGTTGGTCCAATACTGCGATACAGCTGAAAGCGCAGAAGACTCGGTTAAAATGGTCGCGATCCTTGACATGCTGCGGGCACAGCTTAAATGACGATACTGCGCGCGTATCAACAGGAAGGGATAGGGCGCACCTATGATGCGTGGGACGCTGGTGCCAAGGCCGTCATGTACCGGCTAGCCTGCGGCATGGGCAAGACCCCGATCATAGGGCGCATCTGCGAAGAACATGATGGCTGGGGGGTGGTCACCGCGCACCGTGGCGTGCTGGTCACGCAGATCAGTCAGCAGCTCGCACGGGAAGGTATTCGCCACCGGATCATAGGCAGCGAGGCGACCAAACGCCAGGCACGTAACAACCACTTGGAAGAGTTCGGCAAACAGTTCGTTGACCCACACAGCGGTTGGCATGCTGCCAGCGTCGACACCCTGTACAAGATGAACCCGTTGGAAGATGTATTTCGCAAGTCAACCCGGTTCATCGGCGACGAAGCGCACCACTTCCTTAAGTTGAACAAGTGGGGTAAGGCCTACCATATGTTCAGCCACCCCGACCTGAAGGCACTGCTACCCACGGCCACACCGGCACGGGCTGACGGGATGGGGCTCGGTAGTCATGCAGACGGTATCGCCGACGTATTGATAGAAGGGCCTGACCAGCGTTGGGGGATCGACAACGGCTATCTGACGGACTATCGGATATGGTGCCCGACTGCCAAAGACCTGGACCTGAACGGGATTGACCTGAACAAAGAAGGTGACTTCAACCAGGCGCAACTGGCCAAGGCTATGGCGAAGTCAACGGCCATCGTCGGCGACATCGTATCGACGTACATGAAACACGCCATGGGTAAGCTTGGCGTGACGTTCGCCGTCGACGTGAGCGAAGCCAACAAGATCTGTACGGCGTTCAACCTGCACGGCGTGCCGGCTGCGGTGATCAGTGCCAAGACGCCCGAGGCTGAACGCAACCGGCTGTTGAAGGACTTCAGCGCACGCAAGCTGTGGCAGCTGGTCAACGTCGATCTGTTCGGCGAAGGGTTCGACCTGCCGGCTATCGAGTGCGTCAGCATGGGTCGTCCAACGGCATCGTGGCCATTGTTCGTGCAACAGTTCAACCGTGCGTTGCGCCTGATGATCAGCCGCTTCCTGATGAACGCGTGGGACACCTACCCGCCATTCCAGCGAAAACAGTTGATTGCCGAAAGCCCTAAGCCGTACGCCATGATCTTCGACCACGTTGGCAACACCCTTCGCCACGGGTTACCTGACAAGCCGAAGCTGTTCAGCCTGGATCGACGGGCGAAGCGTGGCGGGCCGTCAGACGCCATCCCGATGATCAGTTGCCCCGACTGCGAAAACCCGTACGAGATTATAGAAGACCGTTGCCCGTACTGCGGCGCACCGAAGCCAATGCCGGACCCAGCCAACCGCAACGGCCCGAACTTGGTCGGCGGTGACATCTTCGAACTGTCACCCGAGACACGGGCCAAGATGCTTGCCGATGCGACCAAGGCCGCTAACGCATGGGAACCCATACCGGCAGGCGCATCGCCCATGATAGTGGCGTCAAAGCAGAACGTCGGCCGTGCCCGCAGCCAGGCGCAGAAGCTGCTACGGCATTACGTCGGGTGGTGGGCGGGTCTGCACCGTGGCGAGTCGCAAGGCAAGATCGTTCGCCGGTTCTTCTACGAGTTCAACATTGACATGCTCGGGGCGTTCGCACTCGGCCGCCAAGACGCCGAGGAATTGACCGAACGAATTAAAGTAAAGCTTGCGGGAATCGTAATTAACGATTTAGAATCGGCCACCCAACCCTAACGAGTAATTTATTATGACCCGTCCAGCAGATGCCACGCATGGTGGCCGCATCACAGGCTACTTCTACAAAGCTGACCCATTGGAACCTTTGAACTGGCTTAAATGGGTTGACAACGCATGGGTTGAAGTCGGCACCATTCCTGTTGGTACCATCAAGCCTTTGTGCGATGTACTCGATTACGCAACACCAACCATTGTTGACGCGCGCGTCCCCGAAGCGATCTTCAACAACTTCGGCAGTAACTGGCAGTGGGCGAGCATCGACTATCGCGGCGTGGCAAGGGTCCACACGTTTCAACCGTCGTTCACCGCTACCGGCCGTATCGAAATGCCGCGCGGTAAGCACAACAGCCAACCGGTTGAAGCGTTCGATAGGCTCGATGGTTCCGGCTTTCCGTTGTGGGTAAAGCGCAACCACAGGCAGCTATTGCGCTTGCCGACTGATCGATTTGGCCGCGCGTTGCCGCCCGGTGCAGATCCGGTTGAAGCGGCTGATGCTGCGATAACCAACAACCTCGCATCAGCAATCGCCGCCGGCGTGTTTGCGAAAAGTATGGACAACCCTAAATACCAGATTGCCCGTAGCGAACGTTGCCGATGCACCATTACACCGGAACAGGTCGCCGAACTTGTAAGCCGAGAACTTGGCATCGATATTGACGGTGACGGCGCGTTCAGCATACACGCGCATAACGAAGCCACGGGTTGGGCGCTTACTGTCGAATGGACGCGGGCGTTGTCATGAGTCTGTTCAAAGGCATCAAGCCAGAAGGCGCAACGCACGTTTGGTATTACCCGAACGGTACGCCGCGCGCATGGTTGCAGGTTGCCGAGTGGGTCTATTACTTCGCTGGCGACGGTAAGTGGGTAGCGATAGCCAAAGACATCAACACCCTTTCCGGTCGATGGGAGCGCTACGCATGAGTCTGATCCGGGAAGTGTTTTACGAGTACGGTCTACCCTTCCACGTCGCGGTTGAGCTTGAACGCCGCATGGGCCTGGAAGGATCGACCGGTGACGCCAAAGACCCAGGCGTTGGCCATAGCGAGGCGTACGCGCAGTCTCAAGTGATGCTTGAGGCGCCGAAGTTCGAATGTCGGTTGTTCCGCAATAACGTTGGTGCCTTCAAAGACGAGGCGGGTGGGTTCGTACGGTACGGCCTGGCCAATGAATCGAAGCAGCGTAACAAGCGGCTGAAGTCGTCCGATCTGGTTGGGTGGCGCCGCCGCGTGATCACGCCTGCGATGGTTCCGCCGCAAGGGTTGCTGATCGGCCAGGCCGTACTGCGCGAAATGAAGGAACCCGGTTGGATCTACACGGGCGACGAACACGAAGAAGCGCAATTGCGCTGGCTTCAACTTGGACTATCAGACGGATGTGACGCGGCGTTCGCGACAGGTCCGGGGAGCTTCTTACCATGAACGGTCAAGTCATGTTGTACGGTACTGACGGTTTCCCGACGTTCCGTGTCAGCTTCGAAAAGGTCGGCGGATACGCAAAGCTGAACGCCGAAGAAGTGACGGGTTGGTATTCAAAAGATGAACCGTGCAGCTTTCAGCAAGCCTGCTCGCTTGACGTGAAGTGGGATGGCGATGCGCACTGCAACATGGGCGACAGCGACGGCTATATGTACTTCGGCGGCGTGCATGACATGGCCAAGCATTGCAACTGTTTCCAGGTGATGTACGCAATGGGCGAATGGCTGCACGGTGGTTTCCCAACATAATGCATCCAGCGTACAACCAAGGCCGCAAAGCACGTAGACAGGATGTGTCCTACGAAGACCGCCCGTATGCGCGCAGAAGTCTTGCCTGCACGTGGTGGTCCGCTGGGTGGAACGATGCGGATTTGAAATGTACTACTACATCAACCGAACAACACGAATGGTCAGAGTTGAATCAGACCCCATCAGTTTCGATGGTTGGGAGCTGGTAAGCCTTGACGACTGGAACGCCTTTCGGGTCGAAACTTTCAACATGAAAAGGTCTAAACGCAAATGAGCCAACCAACTTTCCGATCCATGCGAGGCGACGGCACTGTCAAGCGCGGCGAAGCGAACAGCATCCGCCTGGAAGACATCCATGAACTGCCGGGGTTCAACATCATCCGTGACTACACGTCGCCAAAATACCAACAGGACGTCGACGCGCTGGTCGCGTACCTTGAGGCGGGCGGCACCGTTGAAGCGCTGGAAGTGCGCCCACGTGCTGAAGGTGGCGTGTGGGTTGTGCAAGGCCATACCCGCCGCTTCGCTTACCAAAAAATGGATGCACGTGGCACTTTGATGCGCACCCCGAGTGCTGACGACCCGACGGTTTTGGAAGCGTGGATACCGATCAAACCCTTTGTTGGGAATGACGCCGACCAACTTCTACGGCAGGCCACCAGCACAAAACGTGCGGAAGTTGATCCGCTCGGGCTTGGCCGCGTTTACAACAAACTGTTGGCGATGGGCTGGACCGTCAAACAGATCGCCGAACGAAGTGGGGAGAAGGTTCCGACCATCAAGCGCATTCTTGACCTGGCTGCCGGCAACCATGACGTGCATGAAATGGTGAAGGCCGGCGAAGTATCGCCAACCATCGCAGCGGCGGCCGTACGCACCCACGGTGACGCAGCCGGCCCGGTGCTGGCCGAACAGTTGACCCAGGCCAAGGCGAGCGGCAAGAAGCGCGTTACGGCGGCGGTCGTCAAGCTGACGTTCGATGAATGGTTTGCCGGTTGGGCCGAAGGTCAAGATGGTGGGGATGCGTACCGCGACCTATTCGGCATTGTTTGGGCTGCTGCACGGGCGGGCAAATGAAGACGATCAGCGAAAGCCGTTGGTTCGACGAAGGGTGTAAGGCACATGAGCGCGGCGAAGGTCTGGACGCCAACCCGTACGCTGAAGGTTCACCGAAGTGGTACATCTGGAACGAAGGCTATAAAAGCGTTACACAGTAACAAACTGGACACCTAACCATAACTAACGTACGATCCGCCGTAACCGTAATTAATGAGGCTTTACCGATGGCTAAAACACGAATGGCGCCCGCTGAACGCAAGGAACAACTCCTGCGCGTGGCGATCACCCTGGCCGAGAAACACGGCTATAACAAGATCAACCGGCTAATGATCGTCGATGCGATGGACGGCGATATCACCGATGGTCTGGTTAGCCGCTATTTCGGCCAGCGCCATTCGTTGCGCCAAGCCGTACTGTTCGCGGGGATTCAACGGGAGAACCTGACCATCTTGGCGCAGGGCCTTGCATTGGGTGATGTTCACGCTCGCAAGGCCCCAGCCGAGTTGCGCAAAGCAGCTGCCGGTGTGGTCGATGCATGGCGTGAAGCGCTATCGATTTGACAAATCATAATTAACGATCTATACCTATAAGTGCCGCACAGACACGATAACGACGGCGCAGTATGGGCAAGGATGCTACCCAACCTAATCAATTGAGGTAGCTGAAATGGACACTTTTGCAGCAGTATTTGTTGATCTTGCAAGCGCATTCGAAGTGGTCGAGACCGTCGCCGGCCGATTCTTTGGAGTGATGCGCGATAACGACATCAACACCCTGGATGAACTGAACGAGCAGGTAACCGCAGCCTACGTGGCCAACGGTTGGAGCCAGACCAAAGGGCGACCTAAGGCCGGCGCAACCGAAAAGCCCGCACCCGACATCGTTCAAACCTACGTATCAATCGCACGGCGCGGCCTGGATCTTGGGCTTGATGTGAAGTCGTTCGAAACCATGTACCAGTTGCGCAAAGCCATTGCCGAGACACCGACCAGCCATGCGAGTGGGCCTGAACGCTTGCCCGAGCTGAAAGGTATCTCGATAGCCGACCCGAACAAGCTGACCGGCAGTTTTTGCCACGATGTCGCGGTGTTTACTCGGGTGCTGCCGGAAGACAAGCGGCTTGAAATGGAAGACCGGGTGCGCAAGGTCATGAAGCGTTACGAACGGTATGTGTACAAAGCGCTATCGGCCGAATAGGTTGACCGATCCACCATTAAGGGCCGCCTAATTAGCGGCCCTTTTTATTTCTGTTGCACGAATCGTTAATTATGATTTATAGTGAATCCATCGAAACGAACAACGGAGCAAGACGAGATGAACAAGCTCAAAGTTGAAATGGACGCCTACGCTGACGGCAGCATGGCTTACAACGACGGCAAGACGGCGCACGACAACCCGCATGCACCGGAAAGCGTTCAAGGCGCGGCATGGCTTAACGGTTGGTCGGATGCTTTCGACTTCGACAACTCGGTCCCGTCTGAATTTGAACTCTAACCAACCCCGCCCACCTCAAGCCCCTTAATTGGGGCCTTGCCAGCACCAACAACAAAGGAATGACCCACCATGAAAACCATTGATTTCTCCATCGGCTACCTGCGTCCAATGGACCCGTGGTTTGTCGTTGTGCAGTTCTACCTGTACGGCGAAGACTTCAACACCCCGTATTGCCCAGTTGAGTTCCGGTGATGGGCTGCCGTAACTGCAATTTCACCGGCCGCGTTGCGCTGACCAACAATGACGGCCAGGTCTACGAGTATCGCAAATGCCCTGAATGCACGTGCAAGGCGTGCGATGGTGCGCAATTCGTATGGACCGATGCGCCAGACGGCCTACGTCTTCGTAAAGTTCCCTGCTATCTGTGCCGGCCGGATAGATTCGACGCGCACGTTCGGTTGTTCCGCAGGTTGGCGCGTGTTGACATTAAATTACTGATAGATCCATGTTCCATATCCGTAACTGGGAATCACGTTACGGCCGAACGTGCGCTTGACCCACGGCTGGATCACAGTAAGGAGTTTTACGAGTCCGTGTATCGTGGCTGCCTGAACCGTTTCGAACGCTTTGCCCGCTGGATAACCCATAACAAAAACGGGAGCAAACGCTAAATGTTCGCCATCGTAACCGCAATACTGATCGCCACTGCACCGGGTGTTGAGCCCGACAACTTGGCCGCGTTCTTCACTGCTGACGGACCTGCGTTGTGCGCGGCTGTTGCCCAAGGTCTGAACAGCAGCAAACCCGAAACCCTGTACGTGTGTGAGGTATCGCATGAGTAATCTAATGTTGACGCGCAAGGCTGGCCAGCGCGTGCAGGTCGGTGCGGCTGACTGTGTGGTTGAAATACTGCGGGTTGGACCAGCCGAGGTAATCATCAAGGTTGGCGGTCAGCACGAAAAGCTGCGGCCAGGCAACAAATTAAACGTGGTCGACCGTGCGCTGCTGACGGTCGTATCCATCGCTCGGGGCTACGTCAAGCTGGCATTCGAAGCCGACCGCAGCGTGACCATCATGCGTACGGAGCTGCTGTCATGAGTCGCGTGTGCGATTGCTGCCAAGGTCGTCTGCCCTGTACCTGTAAGATCACTGACGCGGACATGGCCCGTTACGCGCCGGACCCTTACCGCAAGGCCGTAGCAACGATGGTGCGCACAGAGTCCCACCCTTTCGGCGATCGCGTGGTGTTTCACTTCAAAGACGGTTCAACCCTGGCGTTCAAAAAGACCTATGAAATCGAACCAAGTTAAGAAGGCCGAAAAGCTGGCAAAGGACAAGGCGAAGGGTGTGAAGAACATGACTTTGCCGGCCATGCCAGCCACTCAGGCGCACCTTGCGGCACTGCAAGCGCGCTACCACGTGGACGACTGGCGGGAGTTGGTCACGCTGCTGTTGAAGGCCGTCCACGATGGCGAGTTCCCCGACGTATTGCCGGTGCCACGGCACGAATATAAACCTTCCGAAAAGGTGCTAAAGCGCTTAGTGCGCGCCGGTATCCTTCAGGCTGCTGAACAGGATGAAGATGATGGCGAATAAATACGTGCACTGCACCGGCCATGTTGACGCATTGCCGGAATCGCGCATCAACCAGCGGCACACGGTCGTCTCTGACGACATCGAACTGACCTGCAAGGCGCTGCGAGCGTGCGGCTACCGTGTGCACCTGAAGGAGAAGAACGGCGCGCAATGGGTGATGGCGGCCAAGGGCATACAGGTCCGGTACGCGCACTGGCACCCGCTGACCAACATCACCCAGGCCATGCAGTTGTTGATAGATGCGCCAGGGTGGATGCAAGTCACACTTGACCACCACAATGCGAAAGCGTTCGTCGTCGGTGAAACTAGCGTTCAGGTCGGCGATTTCATTCCACAGAACCTGATAAACGCACAGTGCCGGGCTATCGTAACCGCTTGCGCATCACTGGAAGTCGTGAGATAGTTTGCGCGTACCTAAAAGGGGTTGGCGGTGCATCCCGGCTTCGGCCGGGTTTCTTTAGCCTAGAGTCCCGATCATAATTAACGATTGTGAGGAATAAAATGGACACTTTAGCCGAACGGGTTGCTGCTGCGATCCTGGCTTACAATAAGACCGTGTGCGTGATGTCGCCGAACACGGTCTACATGGGTCGCGCTGAATATTACGCCGCAGTGCGCGATAACCGCGAAGCCGGTCAGTTCATGGATCTGGCCATCGTCCGCGTCGAATTGAGCAACTACTTGCAGGTGGCACGGGTATGACCATTACAACTGAACAGGCCGATGCGTTGATCGCGCTGGCCGCTGCACTGGAAGCCTGCCACAAGCTCAACATGAACGTAGTTGGCCGCGAAGATAAGCAGGTGTCGTTGATGATCCACGGGCAACACCGTGTGATCACCCACACCCTGGACCACAAGGCAATCCGTGCAATGTCTGAAACTTGGATTGGGGCTAATCCAAACGCTTTGCGGTTAGTGAAATGACCGTCAAGTTGGTTGGTACGGTACACACTGGGGCCGAAGTGTTGGTAGAAGGCGCCGTCTGCAAAGTGCGCTGTGCTTGTGGCCGTGAGTTCGCCAAGGCCCGTACGGGTGTCCTTCAAGTTCGGGCGAAAGGGTTCCATCTGCGTTGCTGGCAGTGCAAGTGCGCAGCACATAGCGAGACGGCAACTCGCCAAGCTGAGAAACGGAGCATGAACTAATGAGCAGTAAAATTGAAGTAGATCGCGATGCGTTATTGGCCGCCGCGAACCAGCTAAGCAACTGGGGCAAGACAGTTATGGCCGCCCCGCTGTGGGAAGTCCTCGCCGCCCCTGTCGTCGAGCGCCAGCCTGACGCGTTTCGTTTCAAATGGGATTACGACCATGGTAATGGCTGGAGTCGTGGCGCGATCCGTTACGTTGAAACCATGGAAGAAGTCGAACACGAAGACAAATCGACTTGGCGAGAAATTACCGCGCTCTACACCGCCCCGCCCGAACTCGCCGAACTGCAAGCCCCAACGAATGGCGCGCTTATCAAGGATCTGACTGAGGTCATCGCCCAGCAGGCTGCTGAAATCGAGCGGCTGAAGGGTGGGCAGGGTGAGATCGCCGGATACGCATCGCCCACTTCGCGAGGATACGGTAGCTGGCTTTTCCCGACCGAACAGAGCGCCAAGTCCCACATGCAAACCGCATTGAGCGGCGGCCCGATGAAGGCCGACATAATCCCGCTCTACACCTCGCCGCCCGCGCCGGTATCGGTGCTGCTGGATGAGCGTGAAGAGTTTGAGCGGAACTACCTCGCCGAAGCATTAGAGCGCGACGGTGATGAGTATGTCCGTATGGCGGTGCGGATGGCATGGGAAGGATGGCAAGCCCGCGCCTGCCTCGACAAGGTCAAGGAGCTGAATCAATGTGCACCATAGCGGCTTTGCTCGTACTGGCCTGGATGGGGTGGATCTGGTGAAGATAATTTACGAAGCGTTCAGAATTGAAGACCGTTATACAGTAACAGCGCAACTTGGCCGCATCCGGTACTACACGTCGATCCCCTGCGTACAATGGCACGGGTTCGACGCTCACCGCCGCCGTTACTGGCCCGGCCGCATTCAATACATGGCCCAAACGAATCTGACCCCGCCATAGTGCGGGGTTCTTATTTATGATCTACTAGACGGGCCAACGATCCTAATTACAGGTGCTTCAATGACCGAAGTTACGCTTGCCCAAGCGCTGGGCGGGATGCTTGCTATTCCCCAATTTTTCGTGTGGCGTCTGGTATGGTCCGCTGCCGAGAACAAGTTTCACAAGACCCCCTGCTACCCTGACGGCTCTGTTTACATCATGGAAGCCCGCGACCCTGCCAACTGGAAGACGTACGCCGAAGCTGTGGCCATCATCGAGCGTCTGGCCGGTAACGGTGTGCAATACGCGCTCGGCTTCTACCTGACCGCCGACACCGGGTATTGGTTCTTCGACTTGGACGGCTGCCTGAACACCGCCACGGGCGAGTTGAGCGCCGAGGCCGACTACGCCATGCGTGCGCTGCCTGGCGCGCTGTGTGAGTGGTCCAGTTCGGCCCGTGGCCTGCACTTCATTGGGCGTGGTGCCGTACCGGCGCACCGTTGCACGTACAAGGCCGCCAACCTTGAGTTCTACACCGAAGGGCGGGGCATTGCGTTCGGCCTTACCGGGATGGCCACGGGGTGCGCTGATACCGACCACACCAACGCCGTGCAGGTGATATGCGCCCATTGGTTCCCGCCTACGCCTGAGGCTACCCACGGTATCGGTCCACGGCCTGAATGGCGCGGTCCTGCTGATGACGGGGAGCTCTTACGGCGTGCTATGGCGTCGGGCTCGGTTGCCAGCAAGTTGGGATATAAGGCGTCGTTCGCCGATCTGTGGAACCGCAACGTGCCGGTATTGGCCAAGTCGTTCCCGCCGAGCAAGGATGACAAGGAGTTTGGCGAATCTGAGGCTGACGGCGCATTGGCCATGCAGTTGGCGTTCTGGACCGGCTGCGATGCCGATCGTATTGAACGGCTGATGCTGCAATCGGCCCTGAAGCGCGACAAGTGGGATAAGCGCAACCACGAAACGTATCTGCGCGAACTGACCATCGCCAGGGCGTGCGCATCGGTTAGCCGGGTATTGGTGGACGAAGAGAAAGTGCAAAAGCTGGACGTCACCGTAACGGCCGAACAGATGGTCGCTATGGAAGACTGGATCAGCCGTGTGGTCAACGCTGAAGAGGTTGATCTACGCAATACGGTCATACCGGCTATCGCAGCAGACCGCACCATTGAAATGTTGGACCGCGAACGCCTGGCGCTGCTGATCAAGGAACGGTTGGGCGTGTTCCAGATCCCGGCGACTATTGGCCAGTGCCGCAAGATGGTCAGCATGCAGGCGGTGGATTCGGAGGTAAGTACCGATATGGCGTTGCCGGCCTTCGCCAGCGAACACCTGTATATCGAGAACGGTGACCTGTTCTTCGACATCACCACCGCGACGGAAAAGACCTACGCTACGTTCCGGGCCAACTACAACCGGGAAATGCCAAGCAAGCAGAACGGCGACAAGGAAGACGCTGCAAAGTGGTGCCTTGAGCGTTGGAACATGCACACCGTGTTCGACACCATGTACGTTCCGTGCAATGAACCCATCTTCACCTACCAGGGCCGCAAGCACGCCAATCTGTACACCCCTGCTAGCCTGCCAGCGGTCGCCGAGTACACCACAGTAGGGGTGCATGGCATCCAGACCTTCGCGGCGCTGTTGGAGCGCTTCTGTAGCAACCGCGCCGACGTGTACGGCACAGTCCTGGCGTGGATGGCGCACAACGTTCAGAACCCCGGCGTGAAGATCCGTTGGGCGCCGATCTTGAAGGGCGTACAGGGCGACGGTAAGTCGCTGTTGACCAGTGTGCTAGCGGCGGCCATGGGCGAGCGCAACGTAAACTCTGTCGGGCCGTCCGTGGTGATGAACCAAGGGGGCTTTACCGATTGGGCGCACGGGGCGTGTGTCATAGGTATGGAAGAACTGAAGATGGAAGGGAAGAACCGCTACGCCATGGCCAACGCCTTCAAGGACAACGTTACTAACAGCCGCGTCACCATCAACCGCAAGGGGCGTGGCCTGCTACCGATCATCAACATCAGCAACTTTATTGCCTACACCAACTTCACCGACGCCGTACCGCTTGAGGACAACGACCGCCGATGGTTCGTGATCTTCAGTCCATACCGCAGCATCAGCGACGTTCTGACGGCCAACGGGCTGTCAACTGTGGACGAACTCGGCAAGGCCTTCGACGCCGTGTGGGAAGCCGTACACAACCACCCTGGCGAGCTGCGCAAGTGGTTGCTTGAATTGCCCATACCTGAATGGTTCAAGCCAAACGGCCATGCGCCCGACACCCCCGAAAAGGCGCGGATGCGCGCAAGCGGTGAAGACGAAACGCACGCTATCGCACGTCAAGTGATAGCCACGGGTGCGCATGGCGTTTGCACTGAGGCTCTATCTAGCGCATGCCTGTCTAAAGCGATAGAACGGGTGTATCTGACCGAAGGGTTGGAGATACCTAAGACAACGAAGCTTACGAAGATGCTGACCGACCTAGGATACAGCTCGCAAGGGTTGGTGAAGTGGAACGGTCACCCGCATCGCGTTTGGACTCTATCTAACATGAGCAATGACGACGTTCGCTATCACCTAGATACAACGGTAACGAGTAACGTAGTTGGTGCCTAAGCTGGCGAATCTCGTTACCCGTGTGAGAGTCTTGTTTTTATTACTATTTTTATTAAAAGGTAACAAGTAACAAGATAAACGACTGTGCAGCTGGAGTGATTGTGCATATACAGATACGTTGTACATGATGGTGTGTTTGGTATGTGTCATATGTGGGCCAGCCGACTAGTTTTGTCTTGTTACCCGTTACCTGTTACCCGAAGGAGTGAACGCAATGACTAGAAACGATATAGATAGAGACGTCATGCAACGTTCTGTGGCTGAAGCGATGACGTTCGATGGTGTATTGCTGTCGCATCGGATAGGCCGGAAGGTTATGCCGTATCTGTTGAAGAATCAGAACGAATGCGACCACGTGACGTTGATCGTTGACCGATGCATTGCTGCCGGTTATCTGGTTCGCATTAGACGCGGGCAATTCATGATGACGGCAAGCGGCGTGCAATGGTTGAACGTTGACGCATCGTTGATTGGAGTGGGAGCGAGCAACGTGGCCAACACGCCATGAGTTGCCCGAGCTGTGACCGACGTAGAGCTTGGTTAGCCAAGTACATGAAGCAAGCATTGGAGAGAGCCCGTGGAATCATTACTGAAAGAGATCCTGCAACAGATGGTCAATCAGCATTACGAACAGCGGTTGACCAACACACTGTTGACCGAACTGAACGACAACCTGATAGCGATGTTGAACGCGATGAGTGAAGACGCTGACCCCGATAGTACACCACTGGTAGACATGGACGGGAATGCAGTCTGATGCCGACCAGGCCAAAGCGATTGAAGCGTGCGCCTGATGACGTACCGCAGCACATGCCACGCGAGACAGCCAACGAGCGTGGCTACACGTACCGTTGGCAACAGGTGCGCGCTGGCTGGCTGCGGTCGCACCCGCTCTGTGTGCGCTGCGAGGGAGACGGGCGCACGGTGGTTGCAACGGACGTCGATCACATCGTGCCGCACAAGGGCGATATGAATCTGTTCTGGGATATCGAACACAACGTACAAAGTTTGTGCCATAGTTGCCACTCTGCTAAGACTGCTGAAGAGGATGGCGGATTTGGAAACAAGATCGAAACTGTGCCTGCAATGCTCAAGTGAGTTCAGTTATTCAGTTGGGAAAGGGCGAGACAGGAAGCACTGTAGTGATGCGTGCAGGCTTGCGCATCAAAGAGTGCGCAAGGCAGAGCAGTACGCGTCGTTGCCTTCATGCAAGGTCACGGGTTGTTCAGGTAGAGCAACCCGTGTGAGCGCAGGCATGTGCGAGCGGCACTATTGCTGCGTTAGGCGTACGGGGTCGACAAGACCTAAGCTGCCAAGGATACGCAAGCTACACGGCGGCTATGTTCGCATGCGCAAGCCAGGGCACGCACTTGCTGACTCTGCCGGTGGCATGTACGCCCACCGCTATGTGGCATACGAAACGCATAGTGGCGAGTGTCCACATTGCTTCTGGTGTAGCGCACGCTTGGATTGGTCTGTTGCAGTGGTCGACCACCTTAACGAAGACAAGACTGACAACCGTCCAGAGAATTTGGTTGTTTCATGCAACGGATGCAACAGAGCGCGTGGGGCATTGCTCCCATTCATTGCACGTATGACCGATACCGCATGGCCTGCTTTCATTGCACAGGCTGAACGGTATAGGATGATAAGTAACGATGAACGGAATTCGTTCTAACTGATAAACATTCTCATTTCTATCGATTGGATAGGGGTGGGGAGGGTCGAAAGTTCGGAACGAATTCCTTCTAGAC